ACACGAATAACAAAGAGAGAGCTGCGCAGCGGGGCCCCGCAGCCCGCCCCCCCGCCGACCGCCCAAATCCCCCGCCTATGGCGGGAATTTGGGCCTACATGGATATTAGGAACAATGGATTCATTAAGGACACTATAGGATCATCATGGATATCAAGGACACCTATAGGACCATTAAGGACACCACAACCCCGCCCATGATGATCTAGTATTCATTTGGTGTTCAAAACATCCCTATAGATACCTTCATATACACCACTTCATGAGGACTTTTCATCATGGCTTTTTATAATGATCCCGACTTCCTTAATGCCTTCGACAAACACTGGAAAAAATTCAACTTCCAAGAGAAGAGCAAGACAGTTCTCCAGATGATCGAGCATGGTATCGAGAACCTTGAGCTTCCACCTAACACCCTGTCCATCAGGGACTTCAAGGTCGTGGATATCGTCAAGGTGTTTGATCGCATGGCTGCCAAGAATGGAACCAAAGAGGGTGATTTTTGCCGTAGCACTCTTCATCATATTTCCGAGATTGCACGCAAGAAGGTTGCTCCAGACGCCGACAAGGAACGATTCTATTTGAAATTCATCGACTGCTACTGGGATGAGGACTACCTGATGCCTGTTCCGAAATTCATCGATGACCCGACCGAGTAAATCCACTAATGGAATTCCACCAAGGCCGTTATTCCCTTCGTAACCCCCAAAAGTACGAAGGGAACCCATCCAACGTCATCTTCCGCTCCTCATGGGAGAAGAGGCTGATGGTCTTCCTTGACAATCATCCTTCAGTGGCGTCATGGGGCTCTGAGGAACTCGTCGTCCCATATTACTGGGAGGTGGACGGCAAGCATCATCGTTATTTCCCTGACTTCATGGTGACCTTTGTCACGAAGGATGGGAAGAAACAGCGGGTCATGATTGAAGTGAAGCCATACAGCCAGACCCAAGAGCCGAAGAAGACGAAAGGGAAACGGCAGAAGACCCTGCTTCATGAGGTGACCACCTATAGCAAGAATCTTGCCAAGTGGAAGGCTGCTGAGGAATATTGCCTAGACCGAGGCTGGCATTTCAAAATCATCACGGAAAAAGACCTGTTCGCGGACAAGACGTGGTGAGTTGACAAACGGCAAGAGTAGTGGTATCCTCGGATCTTCATTAGAGAGGACACCATGAAAACTGCCGTCTTTGCTTTTGCCCGCATGAATCCGCCTACTAAGGGTCATATCCGCGTGGTGAACGCCATTAAGCAGATTGCTGAAGAGAACAACGGGGACGGAATGGTGTTTCTTTCCCGTTCAGAAGGCGACAAGAAAAACCCGATCCCGTTTGATATCAAACGAGACGCGTGTATTGAAGCATTCCGTGAAGAGGCACCTAGCATCACGTTCCCAGATATCGCCACTGTCAAGACCCCGCTGAACGTCTTCCGCTGGCTGGCCGAACATGGCTATGAAAGGGTCATCATGGTAGCTGGTGGTGATCGTATCGGAAAATATTTTGATCTGGTGGAACGCCAAAAGACCCGTTTCAAATATGCTGCACTGGTATCATCGGGAGACCGTGACGATGAGTTCCTGTCAGCTAGTGAAGTAAGGGCTCTTGCTGTTAAGGGCGAGTTCTGTGACTTCTGGTATGGCACCGCCAACCTTTCCTTACAGACGGCCTTATACCTCTATAAATTGATTGTAGAAGCATCAAACCCTGATGCACTCAATTCGGAGATATTCACTAATGGCACTACCAGATATCACAAAGAACCCGCCAGCGTGGGAGCCGAACGCGATCCCAACTGACACAGGTTGGCGTCATCCAGAAACGAACGAGCTACTAGTTTCCCTGATCAAGGGTTGTCATCCTGACGCATACGTAACCGAAGACGAGGAAGAAATTCCTGTCGAAGAAGAGCAGGAAGACGTAGAAGAGGTGGCTGAAGAAACCGAAGCCACCGAAGAACAACCCCAAGCGAAACCGAAGAAGGGTAAGAAGAAATGAACCTTCATGAACTAGAGCAGTTCGCGGATGAGATGGATATCATCAACGATGAGCTGACCGAACTAACAAATGACCTCTACTCCGACGTCAACGAAACCATTGCACGGATTCGGAAGGCGGATGAAATCCTGAAGCGCCATGGTATGAACCTAGACGGCGCTGACCTAGAGCAGGTGGAAGCCGATCTGGAAACCCCAGAAGAAGGCGAGGCCGTGAATTTCAATATCCCCGTTTACAAAGCCGAGGATCAAACCGAATATAACCTGATCGTCACCTATTTCATGGATGACGGCAGTTATGAGATCGATCTAGAGCTGCAGTATGAGTGGGAGACTGATGACGAAGACTTCTATCTCGACGACGAGGACGAAGAGTTCTGATATGAAAATCACGGCCGACAATTACAAACTAGTCGCCGCGAAACTCTACCGCCATCCTGTTTACAATACACGGGAATTTCTCCGCGAGGTAAACAGGATTAAATCCATTGCGGGTCACTTCATCAAACACGCTGAAGGTAAAGAGTTTCGTAGCAGGCTGGTCCTTAATGAGTTCATTATTGCTTGTAATTGCTTTGGCACCGAGTTTGTAACCGATACACTTTTCGTCTTGCTACCGCCAGAACATCATGCTATGATGATGACCTTCCTCGCTACCGTGCTGGGGAATCATCCGATTGTCAGATATGAGCAGGGACTCTTCATTCATCAATTCGCGGAGCGGCTACGGTCTGATCTGAAGGAGGCTTTAGAATGAGTATTTCCCGATTGACAGACTTTGCATATGCACTTAGAATCGTTACCCTGCTATGCACGCCATGGAAAGAGCAGGCGGCCTATAAACAGGGCATCATCGATGATCAGGGGAACCTCCTGAAGAAATCAAGGGACTTGAAGACCAGCGAGGAGAAGGACGCGTTTACATACCTTCATCGGATGGTCTTCAACATGAAGCGGGCTCTAGAGAAGGTGCCGTTCGGGAAGACATGGACGGCCGCAGCCACAGCTTCCCTTATTCTTTTGAAAGAAGGGCTTGAGCAGGAGGGTGTAGTTCTATCCGAGGCGCAGATGGAAACAATCAAGGAAGGTATGATGGTGATGAACGAAGACACGCCCGCGAACGTCACAGGACCAGCGGTGGCGACACAATTGGACGTGCCGTCTTTTAAGACGGTCGTCCGTTGGGTAGAAGAGATCCCGCCGAAAATCAATGACGCTACCGTAGAGACTGGACAAATCGATCCAGTTACGCGGAAGAAAATCAAGGGCTTTAAAGCCTACATTAATCAGGAGAAGAAGTAATGGCACTACCAGACGTAGCATTCTACAAAGAGGCTTCCAAACAAGCCCACGAGCAGATGGCTTCCTACGTGAAAATGATCCCGAAGCCCGATCCGAAGGTTATCGAATACTTCAATACGATCATTCAGCGCGCCGACAAGGCCGCATCCCTAGCAGGTAAAGACCCAGAGAAAGCCCTGAAGGTCTACATTCCATGATGAAAAAAAAGCCCCTACACCACTACGGTCTAGGGGCTTTTTGTTTTGACATCCCATCAGGACTATGGTAGTATCAGGGCTCCTATCATAGGAGCATTATCACTATGGAACAACTTTTCTTGCAGCAGAAATACCTTTCGTTTGTATCAGGACAGCTATCGATGTTCAAACAGAAAGGGGCTACGCTTTGGAACTGTCGCTGCCCATACTGCGGTGACAGTGATAAAAGCAAGACGAAGGCGCGGGGATACGTCTATCGTAACAAGGACGGGTTGCTGTCGTATCAATGTCACAACTGCGGCGAGAACCATAAGTTCAAGACCTTCCTCCGCTTCATGAACAAGCGTCTCTATGATGAGTATACGCTAGAGACCCTGAAGGGCGACGATACGGCAGAACTCGCGGATATCATGCGGCTACCCGAACCTGTAGAAGGCGGGATTGCTAAAAAGGCATGGCAGGAGAAGCTAACCCACGTAGAAGAGCTATCGCGTATCCATCCCGTGCGCGAATACCTGAAGTCGCGGAAGATTCCAAAGAGCAAGCTCCATAAGTTCTGGTATGCGGCAAACTTCCGCGAGTTTGTTCAGTCACTAGGATTGGATCAGGTGGTGCCTGCAGACCCCCGTTTGGTTCTGGTGGAGACGAACAAAGAGGGTGAGCTGATCCTGATGATTGCCCGTGCAATCCAAGCCAGTGAGCTGCGCTACGTCACTATCAAGGTAGACGAGACGGCACCGAAGCTCTTCGGGTTACATGACCTAGACCTATCCAAGCCCGTCTGTGTCGTGGAAGGCGCGATTGATAGTCTGTTTATCCCTAACGCCATTGCAACGCTGGATGCCAACCTACTAGCATATAAGCAGTGGGGTTTGGGGATCGAGAACGCAATCCATATCTGGGATAATGAAGCAAGATCGGTCAATACCTGCCGTAGGATCGAGCAAGCAATTAACGCAGGTGAGCGCGTGGTGATCTTCCCCAGTGATATCGAGGAGAAGGATATCAACGCGATGGTGTTAGCGGGTATCAATGTCCTGAAGGTCATCGGCTCCCGCGTCTTCAAGGGCGTACAGGCCATGCTTGAATTTTCAAAATGGAAACGGGTTGCCAGCCAGCCGAAAGTGTGGAAAGGGAAGAGAACGGCCACCACAAAAGCCGTGCGCGGTCCTTGGATTCGTTAACGGATAAATGAGGGTATACCCTAAACGGATACCATCAAAAATGAATATCATCGGCATTGACTATAGTTACACCTCGCCAGCCGTTTGCATCCTAGGCGACTCGTTTGTTAATTCCAGATTTTACTTTTGTAATGCGAAGAAGAAACATGCCGTAGAGGCAAGGAACTATAAGGGGACGTTGATTGAAAAGGGCTGGCGAAACGACGCCGAGCGCTATGAGTTCCTTGCACGCACTATCTGTCAGAACATCCAGCCTCACGTAAACGCCGAGACAAAGATCATCATGGAAGGGTATGCCTTCGGTGCATCCGCTGGACTCTCATTCAATATTGCCGAGAACGGTATGATGCTCAAATATCACCTATGGAAGTGTTTCAACATCTACCCAGAGGTTGTCCCTCCCACCATGGTTAAAAAGTTCTGGACTGGGAAAGGGAACGCGAAAAAGGAAGCCATGGTGGAAACCCTAAAGGAAAAAGAGGGCGTGGATATCCTAGAGTGGCTTTACATGGATAAGCTGGATAGCCCCGCCCATGATATCGTAGACTCGTATGCGATTGCGCTTGCGGGTGCAGCAGGGATACATAAGGACGCTAATAGAAAGCTAATTAAATAATCCTAGTGATATCAATAAGGGTTCTCTATGGATGCTAAAGCACTTCTGGCAAGAGCAATTGCCATCCTAGACGGCGGCGCCAAATGGGTGAAATACAGGAACGCGGTGGACGTAAAAGGTAATCCAGTTCCTATCATGTCACCCCGCGCCGTCGCATGGGATATTTTCGGGGCATTGAAGAAAGCCCATTATGAAAGCGGTAACGAATCATGGGAAGAGTATCATATTGCCTATAACTCGGCTAAGAATAACATCCCCGAGGACTTCCGTAATAGGGATATTGAAGACTGGAACGACTATGGTGACTTCGCTTCCGCTATTTCAATCTACAGCGGGAAAGGTATTCTTCCGAAACCACCTAAACCGAATCCGAAGCCCAATCCTCCGACTACGGTTGACGAGGTAATGGGTAGCAAATCGGATACCGCCATTAAATTCCATGGTGATATCCTGATTAAAATTACAAAGACGAATCCGAAGACTCCTAAGCGGGTTCTCTCAGGTGCTAACGACGCGGCACTACTGACAACTGAAAATAATCTGATCGAGGTTGAATAATGGCTGAACCAAAAATTGTTACCATTGATGAGCTACAGGCGGCTACAACCCTGACGGGTAATGAACTAGTCCCAGTGTCAGACGGTGCCACTACGAAGAAGGCGACGGTGAATGCAATCGTTGCCAAGGCCGCTGGTCTAACCCCACAGCAATCCCAGAAGCTGAACGACGCCGCTACCACTGCTGAAGTCACGACGGTCATCACTAATGCCACGAAAGACCTAGCGTCGAAGCAGTTCGTCCAAGACGAGATCAAGAAGATTCCACAGGGCGGCGGTTCACCAACTCCAGCAGCAGAGACGTTCCCGAAATTCATTTGTGCGCTTGAATATACAAACGGTCAAGCAGGCGCGAAACCTGCTGCAGGTGCCGCACTAGTCCCAGTTGCCACACTGACGACCTCCGATCTAGGTTCGGTTGACCTAACACATCCCGCTGTTAAAGCACAAGACAACTGGGTGATGACGCTAGAGCAAGCGGGCATGTATATGTGTCAACTAATCCCATCCGAGCCGTCCGAGACCAAGATTTACCTGCACGATTTTCAGGGAACTATGGACGGCTACAAGGGTCCACGCGAAGCATCAAAAGCAGTTCCTGTTGGAACGGGCTTTAGCTTCATCTTTGGTACGAACATCCCGAATCGGCTCGCTCGCCCACCCCCAGCCACCCTAGGGGGGGCCCCGCCACCCCCCCCCCAACTGACGGTGGTGATTACCCAACTGAGCAAAAAATAATCAATCATGAGAGCTACTGATCTAGGTGTGACGCTAGACGGTAGTGACCAAACAGAGAACCTTCGACGGGCCTTCGCCAATCTTCCAGCTGGTGAACTGCTGGAATTTGGTGAGGGCTCAATTACAATCAAGGGTGAGGTTACTATTCCAGCGCACGCACGCGGGATTTACTCGCGTGGTACTAATTTTAAAATCGACGCAAACGAGACACGGAGCGGCTTTCTCTGGCGCAACGCGCACGGCATGATTCGAGGTGGTCGCTTCATCGCAGAAGGAGAATTCCAGCATCATGAAGCTATCATCCATTGCCTCGACCCCAATCAGGTCGATATTCAGGGTATTCGTTTTGTGGGTTCAGGTAAAGATTCTCGAATCCAAAAGGGCGCGGCCATTCTCGTCCGAGGCAGGGAAAGAGCAGCTTCTGAGGTGAACATCACGGACATTAATGTAATGTCCAAAATCGGGACTGATAAGGACACCCCCGTTCCTATTCGCATTGACGGGTTGCTTAATGGCAATGCACGTAGCACGTGGCGTTCCGCACACAGTGCACTGGCGAGCGATATCCCAGCATCAAAGATTCGGGTAAGCCATACGACGGTAGACGGCGGTTACTACGGTGTTATGTTCTCAAGTGTCGTTGATTCAAAAATCAACCACTGCACGCTTAAGAACAATACTCGCGGGATCAGCATGCAGGACGGCTCATGCCGCAACGCTGTCCACTTCAATCGGATTATTGATAACGTATCCGCTGGTATCCACCTCGCCTACGGTTCCTGCTATAACGAAGTCGGATGTAACGTGCTGGAAAGCGCGGTTGCACACGGTGAGGGTCTCCTGCAAGCGTATGTCGGAAGCTCTCATAACCGTTTCTTCCTGAACCACACGAAGATGACGGGTACGGGTCCAAAATATCACGCATATATTGGCGTCGAGTCATCCTTCAACTGGATTACGGATAACAAATTTGAAGGACCGTGGCTTCGGGCTTGTATCGGGATTGAAAGCGACTGGGATAGTAATATCCCATATCCATATCATCGGGCATTCAATGCACCAAATGACGACGGCTATGCTTCCCGTGGTATGCGGGATAACATGCTGTTCAATAACCTCATTACCGAAGACCAAGAGCATAAACTGCTGTTCTCGGAAGTGAACGGTCACGGGAATAGTGTGATTCATGGTGGCGCATATCCTGTAACTACCATCGGAAATCCGAATATCCAGCTCTACAGCGAATATAAACATAATGTGTTGGGGATCAGTCGGGAAGAGCTGCTAGGCTTCTACCGTGATTCGTTAATCAGACTTTGAGGCAGAAATGGCGGATAATTTTTCGACGGTGAAAATCGTGGAGCTACCGAAAGACGAGCAGTTGGACGGTAGCGAGATCGTTCCATTAGTAGACGGTGCGCAAACCAAGAAGGCAACGATTGCGCAAATCATCGACAAGGTAGGCTTCACCCCAGACCTAAAGAACAAGATCAATCAGGCGACGACTCTTGACGCAGCTACGGGTGTTGCTACAGGTCTCACCAATCAGCTACGCGACGACATGGCCCGCCTGATCAATCGGAAGGCGGATACTTCAGCACTAAGTGACCTTGCAACCAAGGTAGAGCTTAACGCTACGAATATTACGGTCAACGGGAAAGCAGACGCGGCGGCGGTTACAAAGCTTGAGAAAGCAATCGAAGCGGTGAAGACCACTGCTGAAGGTAACACCGAAGCACTGAAGACTAAAGCCTCAACCACTGAGCTGGCTACGCTAACTGCAACGGTCCAGACGAAAGCTTCACCTGCCGATCTAGCTGCTCTAGCAACCCGCGTAGGTGCTAATGAGACGGAACTCGGCAAGAAAGCTACTGCCGAAGACCTGACAGCTCTTGATCAGAAGGTGACTACCCTAACGTCTACTGTAGACGGGAAGGCCACTGCCGCGAGTGTCACTACCCTGAGCGATCAGCTAACTGCGCTTTCAAAACGGGTTGACGGGAAAGCCGATAAAGGTGCCCCTCAAGGTCAAGGTCCAACGCTGGATAGCGAGACTCTAGCCAAGATCAACAGCATCGACACGAAAGCATCCAAGCAGGAACTACAGGAGCTTTCTAACACGGTTGAAACGAAGGCTACTAATGAAGCTCTCGCGGAACTAAAGCGCACGGTTGACACCCACACCAAGACGTTCAAAACCAACAATGCACGCATTGAAGGTAAGGCCGAAGCCAGCGCACTAACGTCAGTCCAGAACACGGTAAGCACCCTAGAAGGTAAGGTTGAGGGTAAAGCCGATAAAGATGAAGTCAAGGCGCTACAGACCTCCATCCTTTCAAAGGTTGATAGTTCCGAGATCGACCGTCTTGAAACGGATATCCAGAAGAAAGCCGCTGCCGAGGAACTTGCGGTAACTAATGCCAAGGTAGCTGGTCATGAAACGGAAATCCAGAAGCTAAAGACCGCTGCCGAAGGTTATGCTACTAAGGAATCTGTTGAAACCCTGAAGACTTCACTAGGCGACAAGGCTTCCAACTCTTCAGTATCCGAGCTAGGGACCAAAGTTGACGGTCTAGAAGAACGGGTCCAGCGCCTTGGCCAGCAAAGCGGTGATGCTACGGAGATCGCAAAGAGCATCCAGCGGCTGGAGGCTTCCGATCTAGCACTTGGGAACAAGATCAACAATAACATTGCCGAGATCAATAAGAGGGCTACCAAGGACGAGCTAGGTGAACTGGCCAAGAAAGTAACCGCAAATGAGACGGCTCTCACTGGTAAAGCTAGTAAGGAAACAACCGATGATCTAACTGGTAAAGTCCAGACGCTACAGACAACAGTGGCGGGTAAGGCCGAAGCATTAGCTCTACAGACTGTTAGCGGGAAGGTAACGACGTTAGAGGAAGAGCTGCCGAAAAAGGCCGCCGCTAGTGAAGTATCAGGTCTGAAGACCAAGGTAGAGGGGCTAGAGCAGTCCATCGGAACCAAAGCAGACGCCAGCACGGTAACGCCACTGGTTCGGAAGGTTTCCGATCTAGAGTCTTCAATCGGCTCCAAAGCAGCGGCTAGGGACCTGACAGACCTGAATGCGAAAGTTGGTCGGATCGAATCAGCTCTACCAAATAAGGTCGACGCGGTTACGGGTAAGGGGCTTTCTGCGAATGACCTAACCGACGAGTTACTAGGAAAGATCAACGCAGCTGCTTCAACCACCTATGTTGACGGCAAGCTGGGGGGTATCCTGAAAGCAGACGGCTCCGTTTCAATGACGGGAACGTTTAATGCTGGTGACCAGAAAATCATCAACGTAGCAGACAGCCATGAGCCAACTCATGCGGTGAACAATAAGGTGTTGAAGGAATACCTCGATGTTTACATGTCGTATGCTGACGAGACTAAGGCGAGCTGGGATGCCGAGGATAAGCCCATCAGTGGTGTGGCTGCCCCAACGGCAGACGATCATGCTGCCAACCGCGGATATGTGAAAACAGCGGTCCGTGATATACTTTACCCGACGGCCGATGGTTATATCATAGGTGGTCTTCCTTCATCGCCTCATAAACTAATCAGTCTTGCAACGCCAGAACGCGACGACGGCGCAGCAACTAAAGGTTATGTTGATACGGCCATCCGCAACCTCAATCTCACCTTTGATGGTGACATGAAACATAACCGTATCCGTCACGTATCGGCACCGACGGACGCATATGACGCAGCTAACCGCGATTACGTAGATACGAAAGTACGGGAAGCTTCGGTTACGAACCCTGTTACGTATTCAACGACGACAGGCGCTGCAGCAGAGGATAAACTCTACTATAACACCACGTCGGCGCTGACCCTTAACCGCATCGCGCTCAACACGGACTTCCGTGGTGGTATCACGGCGAACTATAACAACAATACGCCATACCTGTCGCGCAATGCTAAGTTGATCCTGACCCGTGGTCTAATGGACCGCGTGTTCAAGATTAATAACGTAGACGCATATACGTCTACGCCACAGGGCTACGATAACGTTCAATGTATCATCCCACAAGCACCGATCCGTTCGGCACACACCATCACGGCAGGGCGTATGCAGCACACGGCCCGTTATGCCACCGATGGGGACGTTCCGAACTTCGGATATATGAATATGGCCTTCTATCCGACGGCTGGGGCAACAGACCTGAATTCATACACGAATACAGGCAACAAAATCCTCAACTGGACGGGTAAAGGTTCATGGACGTTCGAGACGGCGGCTTCCGTAACAGGCGATTCACATAGGAATAACACCCTGACCCAGTTCATTAGTACGGTGGAGAACCCAGCACTACCAGGGTCTAATGACCTGTTCGTAACGCGGAAGGTATTCCAGAAGCTGGTTGAGTGGGCTTTTAAAGCATTCGGCGGTGAGTATCGGGAAGGGGCTTTGCAGCGCG